ATGAAGAACACCCTGAGTGCCCGCATCAACCGAGTATTGGCGAACTCGACAGTCAACGTCGTGCTCCTGATCGTTGCCGCAATGTGGCTCCTTCCCACCGTCGGCCTGTTCTTCCAGTCCGTGCGATCACCCCAAGACAACGCGCAAACCGGCTGGTGGACAATCTTTGACAATTTCGAGCAGTGGACGTGGGGCAACTACCAATCCATCCTCGCCAACGAAACGATGATGGGCTCGCTGTGGAACACCGTCCTCATCGTCATTCCATCCACCTTCCTAGTTGTTTTCATTGGGGCCATGGCCGGCTATGCGCTCGCCTGGATCGACTTCCCGGGCCGCACCGCCGTCCTCACCATCATCGTGGGCCTCATGGCCGTGCCGTTGCAGGTCTCGTTCATTCCACTCGCCCAACTGTTTGGCGCGATGGGCATATTCGGCACGCGGTGGGCCGTCATCCTCTTCCACACGGCGTTCGGCCTGCCGTTCGCCGTCTTCCTCATGCGCAACTATTTCCGGCAAATCTCGCCCGAGCTCATGGAGGCCGCCCGGCTGGACGGCGCGGGTGAAATGCGGATTTTCCTGCGGATAGCACTCCCGCTGGGTGCGCCGGCGTTGGCGTCGCTGACTATCTTCCAGTTCCTGTGGTCGTGGAACGACATGCTGGTGGCCCTCATCTTCGCCGGACCTCAAGACAAACCGATCACCGTGGCGCTGTCTGAGCAGTTGCGACTGTTTTCGTCGAACATCGACATCCTCGCCGCCGGCGCCTTCCTGTCGATGATCATCCCGCTGCTCGTGTTCTTCGCCGGGCAAAAATACTTTGTCAACGCCCTCCTCCAAGGATCGACCAAGTAGCAAGTAGATTGCGTGAAAAGCCGCGACGTGCCACAATGGCACGGTGGCACACCTTTCGCGCCGTGATTAGCGGCGGCTGCCGTGTGTCAAGGAGAGTTGTCAGAGCGGCCGAATGAGGCGGTCTTGAAAACCGTTATACGGTGATCCCGTATCGGGGGTTCGAATCCCCCACTCTCCGCGGTTTGTGCGGTCGGTGGCGTTTGTCACCGATTGGCAACCGAGCCTGCCCATCCGTTATTCTGATGTGGCTTGGAGATGTGGCTGAGTGGTCGAAAGCGCTCCCCTGCTAAGGGAGTAGTCGCAAATACGCGGCTCGAGGGTTCAAATCCCTCCATCTCCGCAGGTCACCCCGCCGACTCGTTGAGTTGGCGGGGTTTTCGTTGGGTTGGTGCGGGTTTTCGCCGGTGGCCACTCTCCCGCCTATTCCCGTCTAGTCACGCCTATTGTCGTCCCTTAGGGGTACTCTAAAGACACCACCAAAAACCAGCGAAGGGGTACTCTCATGGCACGCGCACTATTCGGCTCCATCAGACGCACCAAATCCGGCAACTACATCGGCCGCTACCGCGTAGGCGGCAAGGACTACTACACCGCGACGATGCGCACCAAAACAGAAGTCCGCGACCTGCTCGCCCAAATCCGCACTGAGATGATTCAAGGCCAGTGGACGCCGCCACTACGCAAAACACGGCACACACCGACGTTTGCCACGTGGGCAGATGAGTGGATCACCGCGCAAGAAAAAGCCGGCCTATCGGTGAACACGATCCGCGCCTACACGTCGCTACTCGCCGTCCACATCACACCCATCGTCGGAGACCTCAAACTCGACGAGATCACCACCGAGCACGCCGAAATAGTCCACGCCACCGCCCTGGGCAAGGTCGCACCGATCACCGCCCGCAACGTGCTCTTATGCTTCTCATCGTGCATGAACGCCGCCGTCGATGCGCGGCTTGTCACCGAGAATCCGGTCAAGGTTAAGGGTGGGCTTAAGCGGCATAGGCCGATACGGCCGAAGATTGCGCTCGATGCCGACCAGGTCGACGACCTCATTACGGCCACTCCAGGGCAATGGCGGCTCGGAATCCTCCTGATGTCCTATGGCTGTCTACGCTATGGGGAATGCGCAGCCGTTAAGGTTGATGATCTTGATGTGGAGCGGTTGACTGTGCGCGTGGATGAATCAGTCAAGCGCGATAAGAATGGTGGTTTGTGTTTGGGGGTGCCGAAGTCAGAGGCTGCCTATCGGACTAATGCGCTGCCTGCCAGGCACGGGCAGATCGTCGAGGAACATTTGCGTCTGTTTGCGGAGCCGAATCCGCTTGACGTGGTGTTTTGGCATGAGGGGTTGACGTCCAACCGTAGGTGGAACGGGATCATTCGAGATGCGGCCGCTGCGGCGAAACTTCCAAGCGAGTTGCGTTGTCATGATCTGCGGCATACGGGGTTGACGTTGTATGGGCGTGCGGGTGCGACGTTGGCGGATTTGATGGAGCGGGCGGGTCATGCTGATGCGGATACGGTGATGGTGTATCAGCATTCGTCGGCGCAGCGGGATCGGGAGCTGATCGACAGGGTTTAGGCATAGAAATAGCGCCCCACCTGCCACCCAGACGGGTAGTAGGTGGGGCGCTTGCTTGTGATTCTCGACACCCTCCCACGCCGTGGTTGCAGTTCCGCAACTAGGTTGCTAAACTGAAACCACGAGATGAAAGGAGGGAACAGATGCCAAGTAAGGAAGTCAAGGAACTCGTGAAAAAGCTTGAATCACAGGGATTCACCTGCGAAACCACCCGCAAGAACCACATCAAGGTTCGCGCAAACGGCAAGCTCATCACAACGCTTCCTGCGACTCCATCGGACTACAGGGCTTTGAAGAACGCAATACGGCTTCTCGCCAAAGCAGGATTCAAGAACTGAAAGTCCCGGTGCCCCACCCACGTGGGGCACCACCCCCCTCCCCACTCTGGCACCTGAACTTCATCTCGTGAGAAAGGAGACACCATGCAGTACACCGCCACCGTCGACGTCGCTACCAACCTCGACGTTGACGACGCCCTCGACCGGCTCGCACCTTACCATGGCGCGATCGGTGAATCGAGGAACGGATACCGGGCGGTCTTTACCTACGAGGCCGATACCCTCAGTGAAGCAGTCGCTAGCGCGACTAGGATTGCTGAAACCATCGGCACCCCATACGCAATCGAGACCGCACCCACCGATCTTGTCGATTCAGATACGGCCTACGGAGACATCCCGCCTCTTGTTTCCGTCAGCGAAGCAGCCGAGCTTCTCGGGATCACAGCACAGGCAGTGAACAAGCGGCTGAACTCAGGTACGCTTCCCGGCAGGAAAGTCGGAAACACTTGGGTTATTCCGCTTCACTCTGTGCTGTAAATCCTGTATCCTGTAGTCAGGCATCCGAACACAAATTTCATCTCGTAAGAACTCCCCGCCACCGTGGCGGGGAGTTTCATATTCTCGGCGAGTAAGTCCCCCGGCTTACTCAGCGTAAACGTCCGGCGCATCCTCCGGCACCCTCGTAGGCCGATACACAGACGCCAACGCCGAAGCGTTCAACCCGAGCACCGCCGCAACCAGATTGAGAATCTGCGTGTCGAGCCCGTCAGCAATCACACCCAACGCCACTAGCAGGGCGATGAGCGCGACCGAGACGCCGTAAATCCACGAACGCACCCGAGGACTAAAAACCTGATCCATCATTATTTGCTCCTTTTCGTCGTCGCAAGCACCCGTTGGAGTGCTTTAATTGTTTCTTTTCCTGCCTTGCCATCGACCACGAAACCTTGATATTGCCCCAGCGATTGGAAGTACCGTTGGGTCTCGTAGATCGTCCAGTAGCCGAGCTGGCCGTCTAAAGCGAACCTGCTGGCTGGGTAGAAGCCACGCGAGCGCAACCATTTCTGCCAGCCAAGCCACGTATAGTGGCCGGTCTTGCCGTCGATGGCTCGCGAGTAGTAGCCGCGATCGCGTAAAAACCGCTGCAGCCCCTTGATCGTTTCCACGCCCGCGACGCCGTCGATCGCATACTCGTAATACGAAACCTTCCCGTCGCGGTTGAGATCACCGGGTGCGACCTGCGAAGGTGCGGGCGCTTTCGCTGGGATCACAGGCGCAGCACCCGGACGCACCCCATGCGACGCGAAATCAATACGCGGATTACGAGTCTTCCCTCGCTGGTCCCAGCACTCAAAATGCAGGTGCGGACCTGTCACGCGGCCGGTAGCACCCATCAGCCCGATCTGCTGACCGAGAGCTACTTTCTGGCCGACACGGACTTGGATAGCGCTGAGGTGGCCGTAATACTGCTTTTCGCCGTCGGGGTTGCGGATGAGGATCCCGTTGCCGGTGCGACCGGGCACGATGTTCCAGCCGGCTTTTTCGACTGTGCCAGCGTAGGCGGCGTGAACCGGGGTGCCGGTTTTGTTGGCGATGTCGATGCCGGCGTGCAGCATGCGCGGAATCCACCGGTTCAGGCGCGGCCGCCACCCATACTCGGACGACACCCGCCCCACGGCGGGACTAGACATTCTGACCATGATGTTTTCTCCTTGAGTCGGTTTTTGTTTGATGTATGGGCCGAGCACGCGCTCAGGATCGTCGTAGATGCCTGGGCAAGCCGTCGGCCGGTTAGAGACGTCCTTGTGGCCTTTGAGCGGTAGCCGCCCATATTTCGCATACAAACGGCTGATCAACTTGCCTGCTTCGTGCTTGTCGGCTTCGGTCGCATAAGGCGAAATCTCGATACCGATGCTCGTTAGGTTGGTGTCCCAGTTTCCGGCGTGCCAGGCCGTATCCTCATCGGCCACCATTTGGGTCACTCGGCCAGCCGACACCACATAGTGCGCGCTGTTGTTTCCGCCGCCGGTGCGGAACCAGGTGACGACGCCGTCGTGGGTTGGGTTGGTGGCTGGGTCACCCCACCAGTGAATAATGATCTGACTGATAGTTTTGCCTTGTCGGCCTTTCGTAAAGTGTTTTGCTTCTATGAACTCCACGGCGCTCGCCCCTTTCTAGGTTGGTTTGAAAAAGACCCCGCCGAATGAGCGGGGCTTAGTCTTTGTCATCACTGCTCGCTGCCGGGCACCTACCCACACGAGACTTCAAATGCCGCAACTCGCGATCAAAACGAGCATGATCCAACCTGGCTTGCTCGCCCAGCGCGTAGCGGTCGCGTTCTTCGTTGGCTAGCCTGTCGGAAGTGTCCTGAGTGATCGACACGAGCTGATCCAACGTTTTTTCGATCCGGCCAAGCCCCTCCGAGTTAGCCGTCACCGTCCGCTCCACAATCCCCAACCGGCTGGCAAGATCATCCACATCATCCCGTAATTTGGTTGAGTGGGCGTTGACTGTGGATTCTTCGATCCGCTGCACGCTTTTCACGATCGATACGCGCCGTTTGCGCCAGTCTAAGAATTTTTCTTTGGCCTGCGCCCAAAAGAATTGGGCTAGGAGTAGTAGGCCTAGCCCGATTCCGGCGACGATCTGGCCAATGGTTTCTGCCTGGTTGCCGTCCAAAAGCGTGCTCCTTTCCATCGTCTTGTTGTGAGTGGTGTAGGGAGCAGGCGTTTTTAGGCGGGGTCTGGTTCTCCGTCGAGTTTGGCGATTCGGCGTACTGCCCGGCGGATAAGCTGGTCTGAGATGATGTTTTCGTCCCAGCCGCGCCGGGAATGATACGGCTGCTCAGTTAGGCTTGTTTCCCACGCGTCGGCGATGGGTTTGTGTGCGGCGATGGCGAGCGCATGCTGGGTAGCGAACGCTTCTCCCCCGGCGGGTGCTGCTCCTAGTTGGGTGGCGCAGACGGCGATCCGGTTACGGAAATCAGTGTTGATTGCGCAGTCGTGTATTGACGAAAACGACATAATATTGTTCTCCTTTTTGTTAGTTTTTGACTAGTTGCCAGCGTGCCAGATGAGCCGCCGTCGTCGAAGCATTCCCGAACTGGACCAGACGGCAATAAACCCCACCATTAGAAACACCCGGACCGATATTCTGCAAAAACGTGAATCCGGTGCTGCCAGCCATGTGGAATTGGAAAGACCACCCGTCAGGCGGCATATAGGGTATGGGCATGTGCACGGTCGTCGCGTAAACGGGTGGTTGCTGAAACGCCCACGTGAACGCAGGGATCCGGATTGTGCCTGACGTGGCGTAGGCCGTACCGCCGATCACAATGCTGCCCGGATCAGGCGAACCCCTATACAATTTTCCGGCGATGGTCATTCGCCGGTGCAACATGTGCACCCGCACCCGATCCCCAACCGACACGGGCACCAAACAATCCGGAGTAGCCAGCAACGGCTCAGTGTCTCCGTCTAGGCGTACCCGTACTGGGTTGGTTTGGACGACGGTTGCCCACCGCCACGACTCCGGCACACTCGTCGGGCGCATCAAATCTGTCAGCGGATTATTATTCAACACTTTAGGCCACCTCCCGCGACGTCACACCCATCAACGCCGCCGACTCCAAGCTGATTTCGATTGTTTCGACGGTTTCCCGCCGCACACCGCCACCATCAGCCCTCGAAGTGATAATCGCATTCAACCCCAACTGACTAGGCAACATGCGCCGCGAAATCTTCCTACCCGACGTCCCCTCACCAGCCAAAAGTCTTTGCGCATGCTGGTCGAGCACCGCCTGCGACGCAGCCTCCACATTCTCCACCACCCGGGTCACCCACCGACCCTGAGCCTGAAAACTATGCGGGCTATCCGGGTCAGCGTTCATCACGTCGGCGATCATCGCCGGATTATCCCCCGTACTCTGCGACACACAAATAACCCGGTTATGCACAGGTCCCGGCAAGTCAAACCGCGTGTCAGCCACGTGCACTGCTGCATCTCCCGGTAGTGCTTGGTAGGCGACTGGGCGGGCTTGCGGCGCCACATACGGTTCAACCCGGAATTGGCCGTGATGGTCGGCCCAGAGCGCGAAATAGCCAGCATGCTCTAAAAGGTCGTTGATGATTCTGAGTTTGGTTTCGCCGGGCTCCCATACTAGGTCTGAGCTGGTGACGTCGTCTGTGGGTGTGAGGGCGGTGCCGACTTCGCCCGTGGATGCGATGATTTGGCCGACCGCGGTGACGATGTTTGTACCAGCCGGAACCGTAAATGACGTGGCGGTCGCGTCTTCTGCGACGACGGCCGTCCGGTCTAAAAGGTCGAGTTCGACCCGGTGCACTCCCGGCCTGGCGTCGACCGTGGTTTCGCGTACCAAATACACTCCATACGGCTCTGAGCGCACCACACCTTGGCTGGTTTGGGTGTGGCGGACCGGGCGCACCCGGAATTGTCCCCAGTCCACGCTCGGATCCTTGTCGAGCGTGAGCCTGCCTGCCCACCTGATCTGCGCATGAACATTCCCAGTCAGTGAGCCGGTGACGACGCCGTCGAGTCGACCAGCGACCGCACCATAGCCACCAACCAGATCGAAAGTCCACCAGTCCTGTAGCGCCATTCTCTTATCTCGCTTTCGTGTGCGTGAACCCGAGGTCGTAGCGGCCGGTCTGGGTACGGTTCACGGTCATGCCTGACACGGCGCCGACCGTTGGGGCTTGTTCTGGGTGGCGGACCATGACCAACCCCGGCTGGCATGCGAGCTGGCGGGCACGGTCAGCCTGCTCAACCACATCGCCGGGCTGGTCGTCGACGAGTGTGCCAGCGTATTTCGCGGTCTCCCGTGTCTGCGGGCCTGCCAACAACGTGGGCGTCGTGTGGCCTGCGAAGTAGACGAGTTCTTGGTGGGCGAGCCCGGGCGAATAGCCGACCTCCGGGTTATAAAGCACGCGTAGCGATTCAGTCCAACCGGTGCCCCAGTTGAGGTAGATCGCCTCGCCAAGCCGACCGGGTGGAGAAGCTGGCTGACTGTAGGCGGCCGCCCGCGTGGCCGCGAACGCTATTACGCGATATTCGACGGCCGTGTGTGTTGGTGGTACCGGGTCAGTCACTGTCCCGTTCAGTGGGACCCGTTCGGCGATGGTCTCCCACGTGCCGCCCGGAACCCGGCGTTGAACCTGATTGTCGACCGCGGCCACCACACCACCACTGGGATTGTCTACCTGCACTTGGACCGCGCCGGTTGCCTGAATCCACGCCACTGACACTGTTGGTTTCGCGGGCGCAGCGTACTCGATTTTCACCGTCCGGCTGGCTTCCCGGGATTCGACTTCCGCCTGAACCGTGGCCACGATGCGGAGTTGGCTGTTGTTGGGTAGGCCTGTGAGCGGCCACGTGTAGGGTGGCCGCCCATAACCCGACGTCGCATCATGCTCAACCCCGTCCACATAAGCGACCGCCCGCCACGAATGATCCTTATTCGTGTTGTTGGTGGTGATCCTTACTGTGGTGGTGTTGCCGGTGATCGTAGATGTGGGTGCGGTGATTGTGGCGGTGGGGCGTGCGGCCATGTCGACTGCGGCCACAGGCGACCACGGCCCCCAATCCGCATGAGCACCCTTAGTGCGCACCTGCCACTCCACCACAGCCCCTGTAGTGAAACTGGAAGAGGTCACACGATACGACAGGGTTTTAGCGTTCGACGAGCCCTTATCCCTTGTTACAGTCGTCCACGAGCCCGTGTTGACACGATACTGCAGCTCGAAAGCTTCCTGATCAGTCCCATCAATGGGGGCGTGCTCCCATGCGAAAACTATTGGGTTGTTAGCGGGCTGGTAGCCGCCATTAGGCTGCAGGTTAGACGGCGCAGCAGGCGGAGCCAACACAGACACCGGCAGCGCCGCACCCTTTGGTCCCTCTATGCCAGCTGAGTTGACTTCTGCCACCTCGTAGACTGCTTCGCCAGCCACCGGAGACGTGTCCGTCCACGCCAGGGCGGTGATACCGGTCGCGACACGGGTGCCATTGCGATAAATGTTGTATGTGGATCGGCCTGGCCGGTAGTCAGACATGCCTTTCCACGTGACCACAATGTTTCCGGTGTCGCGTTCAGCAGTCACGTGTGCTGGTGCGACCGGCCGGGTCTGCACCCACGCCGTATAAGCCCAGTCACTAGTGCCACCAGCGCCGCGCTGACGCACCAAAAACCTGTACTCGCGCCCATTTTCAAGCGTGCTAGATGTCCACGATGTACGCGAAGATCCCGGCTGACCAACCAGACTAGTGCCGCCACCCGGCCAGGTTTGCTGGTTGATATCGAACCCAGCCACGGGGGCGTCGGTGGAGGCGCGTTGCGTGAACCTGACGGTCGCCGTCTGGTTGGGGTTGATGGTGACGGATACGCCGCCCGGCGTCGTCGGTGGCTGATAAGGCCGAGCAGACACATTAAACGCAGCAGAGGCCGATGGGCTGCCACCCGAAAACTCTGACAGTGACACCGACACATGCCCACCAGACGTGCGGCCCAACATGCGACTAAATGCCTTCTGCGTCGAGTACAGTTTGAGCGCTGAGGTCGCACCCGAATTAACCGGCGTATTACCCGAGTAATCGAACGAGCCTGACACGCGCAGCGTGTTGTAGTTGTCGGACACCCAGCCAGACAGGCCAAGGTAAACATCAAGCTGCCAGACTTCGGTAGTCGCATGTTGAGCGACACGGCTGAACTCAATTCCAAGCCTGGCAAGACCAGACCATGAACCCCACGAAATCGCCATCCTAGAAGCCTCCTAACTGCGACCGATACCGCGCATGGTTAGCCACCAGATCGTTGGCGGCGGCCACTCCCGGATTCACGCTCATCCGAGCATCAGCAACCTCCGACACGTACGCCGTGAACTCGCGGTCACCCACCTGCAACACAACGCTCCGCGGCAACCCCGCACTCACACTGCTGCTCACGCCAGCTAAACCGCCGTCCGCGTACCTCTGCAACTGATACCCAAAACGGTCAGCCACCTCTGCGAGGATCTGGGTCGACCGGGCACGCTTCGACGCCGCCAACGGAATATAGGCCTCACCACCAGTTTCGGGTTCAGCCCACACACGCCACGCCCCAGCAGGAGCAATCTGCGCAACATGTTTCTCTTTCAACCCACCATGGGCATAGAACTCAAGCACGCCGCCCTGGGCTTGCTGCAACATGCGCACGCCCGAACCTGTCGCGCCGATCTGGATGTAGGCGGTGCCGACGACTTTGCCGCGGACACGGGACACCCACGAATCAAAATTCGCAGGGTTTGCACCAATATTCACATGACCATGAGTCCGCTGCACCTGAGCCTGCAACTGATTCAACACGCTACGCGCCTTGTAATCCTTACCATCAATGGTCACGCTTTCTTCGCCCCGGCGGATCGCCGCCAACGTATCCTGCAAAACCCCGTCAGCCTTAACCCGATCACCGTCAATCGTCACATACTCATGCGATTCAACAACGCTAGCCAGGAACTCATCGAGCGTCTGATCAGCCGGAACCCGGTTACCGTTGATCGTCACCGTGCCATCCTCATTGTCGATAGCACCCTTGAGATCACGCAGTTTGGTGTGGCCTAACATCGGGTCACCGTCGATGGTGACTAGGCCACTGGTCGAGTCAATGCCGACCTTGAGGTCGGCGAGCCCTGTCCAGGCGGCCATCGTATCCACATCCACACGGGTCACCACTGAATCAGGAGCCATACCGATGGTCTTCCACAACTCATCAATCTCTGCCGCGTTCATGCCTGCGGCTTCAGCGGCCTTACGGAAATCCTCTTCACCACGAGCAATAATCGCATTCAACTCTTCCTGCGGCTTGCCAGCCTCAGCCGCTGCTTCAGCCGTGTTCCGAGTAGCTTTAGCGATCGCGTCGAGCGCTGCTTCACGATCACGCGCCGTAGCCTCACTGTCAGCCATCTTGGCCATAGCGTCTTCGACGGTTTGCGCGTAATCACGTTCAGCGGCTCGAGCCGCCAGTGCAGCATTCTGTACGCCTGCGAGTTGGTCTTGACGCGCTTTGTCAGCTTCGATTACGCCTTTGATCGCGTCCTCGAGCTTGTTCTGCTCGGCAGCCGAACTCCCGATGACGTCGTTATAGAGCCCCCACTTGCCCTTGGCCTCGTCGACTTTTTTGCTTTGTTTGTCGAGCGCGTCCTGTAGGTTTTTCAGCTCACCATTGGCCAGCTGATAATCCCCCGTAGCGAGTGCTTCCTCGCGCATATCTTGCAATCTGGATTTCAGATTCTCGACCGCATCCCCACCCTCCAAAAGGGCATCAGTCACCTCTTTCGTCGAAATACCAACCTTCTCAAACCTGTTCGGCAGGTCGTCGTCAGCCAGCATGTCCACAATCTGACGCTTAGTATCATCAGTAGCCTGGCCGAGCTCATCAAACGAATTCGCCAGCGACTCGGCCTGCTGCTTGCCTTTCTCCGACGTCGAGTTGAATGCGGCGATTGCAGAGACGATCCCGGTGATCGCCAACATCGGCAAATTAGCCACCAGTAGGCTCTTGAACGCTGCGCCTAGGCCGCGCACCGCAGTCCCCGCCAGCGTCATCGCGCCCTGCAGCCCGGAAGCCCCCGCTGCAGTCATCTCCATCGACGCCAAATGCTTCCGCAGCTTGAGCGTATCCCACGCGCCACGCATCTTAGTGACCGCACCAGTGATCCCCTCAGAATGCCGCTTCAACATAATGAAAGCTGCGCCAGCGGCGAGTACTGGTCCGGGCAGGCGAGACATGCCCTCAACGAGACTACCGACCAAATTGACCAAAGGGGTCGCCAAGGCAACCACGGCCGAAGCGGTGGGGACGAGCACGGCAGACACCGGCGTCCCAGCCTCCACCACAGCAGACGCCAAATCAAGAAAAGCCGGCGTCAACCGCTCAACCGCGCTAAACACTCCACCAGCCAACACGGCACCAGCCTGCGCAAAATGCGACACCACAGGCACCAACGCAGTACCCACACCAACCAACCGAGCAGTCGTATCAGTGAAGAACTGGCCGACACGGTCAAACCCAGCCAACCAATCATCTAACCGGACTGTCCGCAGCCGACCAAACTCAACCTGGACAGCCTGCGAGAAACCTGCGACCGCGCCCTTCACATCGTCCAGGCCGCCACGCAACCGGCGCAAACTCCCCACAACCTTAGACGTCTGCGACCCAAACACCGCAAACAAGTTGTCAGAAAAGGACGCGCCCGACAAGATTTCAGCCACGCCTTTCAAACCTTTATACGCCTTGTCAGAAAACTCGGTCACCGCCGGAGTGATCGCGTTAATCCGATCCCGCACGCTCATAAACAAGCCCGGCAGGTCAGCAAACGGCCCGGCAAGAATCCCCTGCCCAAGCCGCCCTAAGGCCGCCCCAACATTTTGGAACGACCCGGTGACGGTTTCGCCCATACGCAAAGCGGTGCCACCGAACGAGGATTCCATCGCGTCGGCGAACATGTCGAAACTGATTTTGCCCTGCGAACCAAGTTTGGTGGCTTCTTCCGCCGTGATGCCCAGCTGGTCGGCTACCATCTGGTAGATCGGGATGCCGCGTTCCATCAGCTGGAGGGCTTCATCGCCTTGCAGGCGGCCTTTAGCAGCAACTTTCTGCCAGATCACACCCATTTCGTCCATGGATGTCCCGGCCTGCGCAGCAGAATCCCCCACCAGCGTTAGCACGCGTTCAAGCTGCTCACCGGGTTCGACACCAGCGGCGACAAGCCCACGGGCGGCCGTGGCCGCAGCGTCTAGCCCGAACGCCGTGCCATCAACCGCAGCGTTCGCGTTAGCCATGACCGTGGCAACCTGGTCAGCCGCCAGTCCCATGCCCTCGAGCGACTTTTCTGCCTGCTCGAACGCGCGCAGCCGACCAAAACCTTTACTCAGTGACGTGGCAAGCACACCGCCGGTGGCCACACCAGCAGCCACCACACCAGTTTTCAAAGTTTTACCGATCGCAGAGGTCAGCCGACCGCCGATCTGCTTGCCGACCGAACTCACACCAGAAGACTTTGCGACCCCGCCGAGTTCTTTCTTCAACGCGGGAACCGTGCCCCGCATGGACGGCACAATCTGCACATAAGCTTTCGCTAATTCAACAGCCACTAATGTCTCCCTTCACGCACTTGTGAACCCGCCAAAATTGTGGCGGGTTTAAATAAGGTCGGCGATTTCTTCTTGGGTCAACCTGTCACCTTGACGACGCACCACACCCTCGCCGTCATCGTTAGACGTGGTGGGGGCGCGGAACGCTGGCGGACGGGGAATTGGCTTAGGCCGGTTCCTGCCCTTACGCCCATCAGCGGTCTGCATCCACACCAACACGTGCAACACGTCCACTGCCTGCGCTAACAGTATTTCTTGCCAGCCCCAGCCCCAATCCTCGCCGTCCTGCCCGGAAAGCCGGGCTGCAAGCGGACTATCTGGCCGGGCATGCACGCAAATAAGCCACACGTCACGCCAGTTCACGGCAGGACCGGGCACGTCACGCAGCCTAAGCCCATGACACACCAACTCATACTCGATCGCGTCACGGTGTGCCTTTAACCAGCGGCTTAGGCGAACAATTCCCCCAACTTAATCGCAGACTGCTCATTCCACGCCACGAGCATCTTGTTAAACGACTGCAACGTCATCTTCTTACGCACAGCCACCGAATCTTCATCCATGAGTTCACGTACTGCTTTTGAGAGGAACTCTTGGGCAGACAAGCCCTCCGAGTCCTCGATCAGACCCATGGGCAGGTTCTCTAAAAACGGTAGACGAATCACGCCGTGAACGGTCTCCCACTCGAACATTTCCTGCTCATCATGCAGCTTTACAACCGGCTTTTTCGCCATTCAGGCACACTCCTAAAACTGTGGGGTAGTGAGGCGGAGGCCGGGCAGGAAACCCCACAAAACCTGCCCGGCCTCCAAAACAACGGCCAGCCTGTCGTTTAGGCTGCCGTGTCGTCCACGTACTCCAGCGACGTACGCCCGTCCTCGTCCTCGTAACAGGTAATTTCGACGTCGTACTTGATCGCGTCGGAATGCACGTACTGGATTTGCGAGGTCAAGAACAGCTGGCCGCGCGGAATCACCAGACGACGACGAGCATCCCCATCCTTCATGGTGATCACATACGACTGCTCAGCAGACCCGTCGGAAGTGTGCGCGATAGAGATCTTCTTCCCCGCCACTTGCACGTTATCTTCACCGAAGATCGCCTTGAGTGTTTCAGCGGCAGCAGACTCCATGAACGTCGCACCGACGGTCTCTGAGAACTCGTTCGTGAGTCGACGCTTGGTCGCACCACCCCACACTTTGATGTCGTTCGTTGATCGGTTCTGGGTGAGCGTGAACCCATCCTCGCCGATCAGGCCAAGCGTCTTAAACGCCGGATTCAGATCCGACGTCGCATCCGTGGGCAGTGCGGTACCAACCGGGGCTACCGCGAAAGCGCCACCAGCGGTCAGCGGGGCGCCAATCATAATCTCTGGCAAAGCCATCGTTAGGCCTCCTTCTTCTTAGAACTCTTCACCGCTGCTTGCGGCTTTTCGACGACCTGCCATCCGGCTGCCGTCCAATCTTCCCCCTTGTTGTCCGCCACCTCATAGACCACGTGGTCGAGCAGCGGATGATGCACCTTAACCATGGTGTCTCATCTTCCTTCTATGCTTGTTTGTCTGGTAGGTCGATGACGTCCAGGCCGACGATCATCGACACAGTGAATTGGTGGCGAACCAGCCGCGTATCTGGGTCTGGGTACTCCACTGGCATCGAGGGCACTGCCTCGTAGACCACCAGCCCGGGAAACGCGGCCTGATCCTCACGCGATACAGAGGCGAACCGTGCCCACAGGCGACGTGCGAGCAGGAACGAGTCCCGCTGCGAATCAGCCCAGACTTCAATAAGAACCTGGGCTCGTTCCTGTTTAGCGTTGATCGGGCTGCCACCGGTGCGTGAGACACGGACAAGCCCGCTCTCCCCCGTCGAGTGGGAACTTCGAACGAGCGTCGAAACCCCAGTCACGTAAGAACCGCTGCACGCCGGTGGCCACATCGGCAGGTGCAACCATGCTTTCCATCGCGTCTAGCCTCCTAACGCGCGCAGTAGCCTGTGGTCACGAGCTTCACGCCTCATCGTCTGGACCGTGTCGGTCTCGACCGAGCCGATGACACGATTATCACCGTGCCAGGTTGATGCCCGGTAGCCTGGACCTGCACGCCCCGCGACCTGGTCGGCATGTTCGCTCATCAGCGCAGTCATGTCCCCGGATTTTAAGAACGCGGCGATCTGACCGTGGTTGAGTTGGACTCGTTCGATTTTCATCGTCTGCTCCTTTCAAGGTTGACGACGATCCCGCGCAGCCGGGTCACCGCCAAGAACGGGTTACGATCCCACACGAGCACCTCACCCGACACGCGATAAGGGCCACCGGACTCCAAACCAGGAACCATGACCACATCATCGGGTTCGGGCCGTGGCCCGTCGATAGGAGCCGAGATGCGTAGCCCGCTGGCCACGGTCTGCCGACCGCCAGCATGCTCACGCTCCTCCCACCGCGGCGAGACCGTCCACACCGGCCACGCCACCGTCTCCCACTGCGTCCACGGCCGCTCCAACAACGGATAGCCGTCATCGTCCACGCCCTGCGGCGCCCGGTAGATCATCAGCGTGGTGGTGATGCGTTTAAGCATGTTCACCGCCCTCCCACAACGGATACCCGGCAAGGCTCGCCCCGCACGAACACCGAGCCGGGTTCCATGTGCGGTCACACCACGGCAAATGCGCACCATGACCGGCCGGGAGCATGCTCCGGTTGAACACCTGCCCCGTCTTCTGCATGCCGGGCTCGCGCAGCGCGTCTCGCTCCGAGTCCAGCAACACCAGCCCGCCCGGCTGGTCACCACTAAACGTGATCGACCCCGTAAACGACCCGTCAGTCTCCTGCATCTGGCGGATCCCTTCCGGGTTGCGGAACACGCGGGTGACCATCGCAATCACGACGTCTTTGACCGTGTCTAACAGGTCAGGCTCATCGCCACTAGCGATCCGGTCGTTGAGGGTGGGGAACTCGCGGCGTAGTAGCCGCTCAGCTTTCGCGATCCACCGTGACACCACGAGCGGCTCGGACGGCACATTCGCACCAATCCACGAATCAAAAACATCATCTGCGGTTGTCCACGCCACGACTACCCCCTACCCCTCTATGCTGCTTACTTCTTAGCTGACGCCTTCTTGGCTGCAGCCGCCCTAGCGGCGGGCTTGGACTCCTTCACAGGTTCCCAGCCCACGCCAAGACGAGCCACAAAATCCTCAGGCACATCCACGACGACCTGCGTCTGCTTATGCACCAGCCGCATTAGGCACCTGCCTTCGCCTTCACGACGGCGAACCGGTCAGCCAGCACATACCAGGCGTAAACCAGCTCGATACGCAGCGCCACCTGATTACCACGCTTGAGGTCACCCTGGTCGTCGGGATCACCGTAGGGGATCACTTCGAGCGGGAGTTCCTTTTGGATACCCCACCGGATACCATCACGGAAATCACCGACGATCGCGCGGACCTTCGTGTCCGCAGCTTCCGGCAGACCAGAAACCGTGTTACCCACGGCGGTGTTAAGCCCCATGAATGAGGTGATGTCGGCGCCCAGGCCAAGTTCAGGGTAGCGCTGACGGCCGTCAGGGTCGCCGTTAGCGAGCTTGCCCTGCAGGTTACCCAGCTCCCAAGCCATCTTCGGGTCCAACGCCAGGCCATTGACTGGTGCGTCGTTAGCGACGACGAGCCCGGCCGCCGTGCGAATATCGACGTCGGCGTCGGCCGTGTTCTGCTCGACCGTAAGGCTGGTCGAGGTCAGGTAGTTGGTCCACGTGTCAATCGTGTTGCCCGTGAGCGGGTTGATCCGATGATAGAGACCAAGATCAAGAGCACGCGCGAGTGCCAGGCGCATCGCCGGAACCACATCCCGGTCGATGATCTGCACCTGATGGTCCTCGTCCGTCCACAGGAACTCGTCGGTCACGCGGACGGTGACGACGGACTTGTGCGGCACGGCGGTCACCTTTTCCCATGCGGCGCTCGTCGAGGACTTCTCGCCCTTTTCTTCAACGAACTCGGCACGAACCGTGTCGTTGAACCGCACGTAGTTGACGTGGCCGAACAGCATCGGCTCGGACGCAGACAGGCGTGCCACCGTCGAGGTGGACTTTTCCTTATCTACGATCTTGCCCGCAAACGTCTCAGGCAAGACCGCCTTCAGGCTATTAGAGTCAATAATCGCCATTGTTTTTACTCCTTGTTGAATAGTTCGCGCACCAGTTTTCTGGTGGCGTCAGGTTCTGGTTGGTTCGATGGTTGACCGCCAAGGTTCGGCGCAGCAGCACTAGCCGCCCCAGATCCTCGCCATGCCAACAGCCGGTCAGCGTGGGCTTCTAACTCTTTGCGAGTCGTACCCGACAGCAGGCTGGCGTCCACGTTTTTCGCGGCTGCGACTTCGGCGACGAGCGCGGAGTGCTGCAGCTGCTTGTTGTGGTCTTCGAGCTTGCTGATCCGTGCCAGGGCCTTGTCTAGGTCGGTTGACGCGTTGTTGGCGTCGTCGAGCTCTTTTTTGAGCTGGTCGGCACGCGTCTTGTTGGCTTTGGCTCGTTCTTCCCACTTGCGAGCCTGCGCTTTCCAGTCTGTTTCCTGTGCAGGATGAGTATCGGTGCTGGCAGATTCTTGAACCTGAGAATCATTCTTCTCAGCCTCGTCTGTCTGTCTGTCTGGCTTAGTGGTTTCGTCCATGGTCAACCTTCTTTCTCCCGTGCGGGCATTGAAAAACCCATCCCGTGCGGGATGGGCAAAACTAAACCCCACCATTAGGTGGGGTAGAAACTTGTAGTGTGATCGCCTATGCGGCGGCGTTCTTCTCTCGGTGTTTGGCGATCCAGTCGAGTGTTCGCTCAGTCAACTCCGGATCCCAACCACCACGAACCTCATCCTCGGTGATGTCAAGAAGCTCATCGGGAATTTCTACGCCATCAAGCAGAGAAAACTGCAAGAATCCCTCGAGTTCCCAAGATATTTCTCCTGCTATTTGGTCGCTTTCAATTGTCCCCTGAAATCCCGGGTCTAATTTTGGAAATATCTGGGCGCGATAGATTTCAAGTAGACGAGTTGCGCCTAAGATCTCTGCCATCTCTGCCTCTTATCGTTCCAATCAGGAGGGATGACTTTATTATAACTCTTATTAATCCGATTTTCACGCACTCCCGCCCCGCCAAGAGGATACGCTGCAATGAATCTATCGTAGTGTCGCCCATAGGCAGATACATGAACAACTACGCCATCAATAATTTTTCTTGTTTCTCTTCGATCTCCACTAAACCTGACCGCATCAGGTTTGTTCCACGTGAGGATGATGGCTTTCCGGACGTCATCAGTAGTCCACGATTCGGGAAACTCAGTTTTGTTTAGCCAGCCTTTGCCATGCTTGTGACCGCCATGCAGTATCGCTTTACCGCTCCTGTCGACCCAGATAACGCCGTTCATGATCTTATCCAGCACCCTGTCAGTCAACCACTCGGGTACGTCCATGCCCTCAACCGACGGAATCACCGGTGGTTTCTTCCCACCACCACCAGCACCTGTCGCAACCTTCGGCTTCTTGTTCTTCGATCCTTTCGGCCTACCCGGCCGACCTGCAGGTCGCGCATCCCGCCGCCTACGAGTAACATCAGTAATCTTGTCACCCGGACGCCAATACGGCCGGTACTCATCAAGATAAAGCTCTTCAAAGTCATAGCCCGGGTTCTCCCCATCCCAGGACACACCCCGTGGTGAATCCGAGTCTGGCCGCCACTGGCCGCGTACAGGCACCGGCTCACAATCACAATCATCGTGATACCGATTCCCCCACCCACCAGCATCCAACTCAGTCCCATACACCGGTCCGCGCGAAGCAAGAATCACACAGAAATCACAATTTTCTGTACCGGTGAGCCGCCGTGCGTAGCGCACCCCGGGCGTGGCACGAACCGAATCATCGATCACATCCCGGCCAGCCTGCCGAGCATGACGCAACACCACCGACGCCACCCGAGACTGCACCACACCCAACGCAGCCCCTTCAAGATACGGACGCAACGCATAACGCACCGACCGAGTCACAGCCTCACGCCGATCCGGCGAGCCCACCACCGGGCTTGAACCGACCAGCTGCTCGAACCACAGTGCAGCAACCTCCGCATAGGCAGCCCCATAAGCATCCACGATGCCCGGCAGCAACTCGACAAGCGCGTTCTCCACCGCGACACGGTCCCAGCCTTTAATCTGGTCCCACAGCCGGTCAAGATCAGCCAGTAACGCTTCCTCCAACGCCCGGTCCAGAGTCTGTTTGGCTGCTAGTTCCCTGCGTGAAACCACGTTCGCCTCCTAGTAGTCCAGCGAGCATGTCCCGACCTGCACCCCGGCGCATGTCCTGCTTCAACCGCTGCGTCGTCCCCGCATCAAAACCAAGCGACTCCACCACAGCGTCCGAACTAGCCATCCACGGGAACACCGACACGAGCTTCACGGTCGCATCGGCTGCGGCCGCCCGCGAAGTGAACTGGGTATCCCGCCACACCGGCACCATACGCTCCAACTCAACCGGCAACACCGATTCACGGTTAGCGATCTGCCATGCCCACTGCACGATACGTTGGTGGGCGCTAGACCATGCCGCCTGCGCATCCAATGCTTCAGCGATCAGATCCTCACGCGAAGCAATATACGACTCCGCCGACGTCGGATTAGCCTGCGACAAGCCCACACCCAGCGAACTGACCGGGATGTTCGTCTCACCGGCAAACAGCCCGGCTAGTACGCGCAACTGCTCCACGTGAGGTTGCTGAGAGCCCTGCGAGAACTGCTGGACCTCCGCGCGCGGACTGGCCGCGTCCTCGTTGTCTGGGATTACGTTGATCCGGTCCATGATCATCTGCCAGCCATCGCGTGAGAACGCGGACTCATCCGGCCCGAAAATCACGAACCAGGGCACACCATACAGGTCTGCAGTGCCCTCTGAACGGATTAGCGTGCGCACCGCTGAATCAGTAATCGACATGACCGCACGCGAAATACGAGACGACCCAAACGGCCGATCCAACCTTGGCTTATACGGCAACTGCACCACCGGCATGCGCACCACGCTCGGCACACGCGAGACCACACGCCCATCAACCACCCACACCACTTCATGGTCAAGGAAAAGCGTGAACTCACCACTGGACCGCAAACCAGTCTCACCACGGGTAGGCCACTGGGTGACAGCCAGGAAATTCTTGAACGCGCGACGTCGACCATCCCACTCGCCAGTCCCATTCAGCGCGGTCACCTGAGAGATCACCGCACCCGGCTCACCCTCACCACCAGCAGTCACCGTCTGAAACACAGTCGAATGCACCAACGCCGAGATCTGAGCTTGCGCCACCGCCGCAAAATAATCATTCCCAGCCAACAAACTATCAACGCCGAACACGTCATCAGCACCGTAGTCGAACCCGTCCAACCGGATCCTTCGTGCCAACAACTCCACCGCTTTAGCGGGCCAACCCAGCACTGTTTTCAAGTGCTGCAAGTATGGTGGAGCCGACGGCGGCAACCGGCGCAACACATGCTTGCCATCCATGTAGGCGGTGCGCAGCCGGTTACGCCGCTGCTTATCCCGAATTGTCTCCTCCAAACGCCCAACCAGCGCCCACTCACCATCAGAAAGCATGCTCATAAAGCCACCACCTTCCACCCGCTCGAACCACCCTTACGAGGCCGGCGTTTCTTCGTCTTATCCCAACCAGCGACCGCTAACGTGACTGCGACCCATGGGCCGATCGTCACCGCCGTGTCAATCCGCGCCCACGTAAATAACGAATCCCCTTTAGGTTTAATCTTCACGTTCCCCACCGCCTCATCCAACGGCTCTTGCCCAATATGCGCTAACGCTCCCTGCTGGAAAAGGTCATAGGCCAGCCCGCAGGCCTGCCAATACTCCCGGCCAGACACTTGGATCACTTTCACCCTGGCACGCAACAACTCACCCACCAGCGAACCAGCAGCCGACCCCGCATCAACCACCAACCCGCCAGGGCTCCATTGGTCACACAGCTCTTTCGCACGAGCCACAACCCAATCCGTGCCCACTTGGTGGTCGACCAGCTCCACATGCAACCGGCCATCCCCACGTGCAGACACCACCGAAATCGCAGCACTATCACGCGACGGGGACACGTCCAGCCCAAACACGACCAGATCCCCAGGCATCGAACCCTCATCAAGCTGGCGAGCCCACTGACGATCAGACAACCCCTGCTCGTCACCAACACGAGCCCAGATCCCTAGCCGTTCCCGCCGGAACCGCTCCTCATCCATGCCCCGATACTCAGCCTCAGCCACATACTCCTCATCGATCCGCACCCCAAGACCCGGGTTAGCCTGATACCACGCATCCACATCATCAGAATCAGCATCATCATCAGCCGACCACTCAAAATAGGCCAACCGTGGACTATCCCCAGCAAGACCACGCGCCCGGACCTCCTCCCACACCTCCGACGAGGGCATACCCGCCGAAGACGTGTAATAAATCTGCGGATTACGATCCATCGTCCGCGCAGCCATCGTCGGCATCATCGCCGCGATCTGATCCGCCGTCAGATCATAAGCCTCATCCAAAACAACCAAGTCACCAGTCAACCCACGAGCAGACCCCGCCGACCGCGCTAAATACGTGATCTTCGCACCCCGCGGCTTATCCGCTGACGGCATGATCTCAATACTCATCTCCGCCGATGATGTCTTAATCCCACGCACGTCATCACGCAGCCCCTTACCCTCACTGCCCACCACACGAGCAAAAAGATCAGGAGAAGACCTAATAATCGCTTCCAACTCACGAAACGCCTTCCGCGCCGTCGAAAACAAATGCGCTGAATGCGTGATCACTTCACAATCAGGATCCATAAACAGCCCGTCAAGCTCAACCGCCTCAATAATCACGTTCTTGCCGTTCTGGCGAGGCACGTTAATTCCTACTTCGAATGCGGCATACCTGCCGTCGGCACGCTGGCCACGAGCAGCACGAACCACGTACGCCTGCCAATCATCCAACGGCTTACCCGCCAACGCCATCAAATCAGCGGCAATCTCACCCGGCTCAAAAAACACGGCATCAGACGGAACCGTTTCGATCCTAGGACGCTGCGCCCCGATTCTTCCGACGCTTTGCAAGCTCATCAAAAACCCCGCCCTCATTCTTCTGGCCAGACTCGCCACGCAACTGGCCGATCCGGTCAACCAGCTCATCACGCCGCCGAGTCAACCCCGCCACCGCGTTCGCCGGAACCTCACCGCCATGCAACACGGCGCGAACAATCCGCAACGAATCCAACGCTTCTTCTAAGGCGTCCACGGTCTCAACCGGCGCAGCCTCCGCCACCGCATCATTAACTTTGGCAGCCGACCCGTCTCGCTTACGCTGCCGATACCGGCGCGAATTCTCCCGCTGGGCAGCCCGGCACGCATCACACGGCTCTTCACCAGCCCGCCGATGACGCTGATAGGCCGCAGGAGTCCCACACGGCTTAACTGTTTTAGCCATCGTGACCCTCCTGTTCTTTTTCGTGTAACTCGCGAAAACTAGGTTCGTGTAAAAAACTGCCTATGCACGCGGGTGGCAGGTGGGCGTGGTGGGGTGTGGTCCCCCTGGGGTTTTGGTGGCGTCGAAGTTGTTGAGGAAAGTTATTCTTTGGTTTTTACCATTTCCTGCTGTTGGTTGTTGGTGGTTTCACTGTTGTTTGTTGGTTTTTGTTGGTTGTGTCGCCGCGGCGGGAGTTGCAGGAGCGGTGTGCTGGTCGGAGTTCGCCGCGCCATTTGCCGCCTAGCGCGATTGGTGTGATGTGGTCTGCGGTGAATGACCATTTGGATTTCCAGTGGGCGTCATAGTCGATGGGTTGGCCGCAGATCCAGCAGGGTGCGTTGGTGCGTTTGCTTTTGCGGTATAGGGCTTTGGAGAGGTCGCGGTAGGGGTAGTTGTTGATGCGGCGGCGTGGTTTTTTGGGGGTGGGCATGGTTTCACCTCCCGGGTGGGGTGGGCGTGAAAACTATGGGTGAGGGTGTTTTTGGGTGCAGTGAGTGACCTCTAGGCGTGACTATAGCAGATGTGTGGCGGGGTTTGGGGTTAGCGGCGTGGCAGGTTTCGCAGCTGACCAGTGTGGATGAGTCCGTCAGGGTTGGGGGTGAGGTTGCCGCGCTGGATATGTTTACGCAATGCGGCGGGGGTCAGGTCGAACAGTGTGCTGGCGTCTTGGCGGGTGAGCCCCGTGTCGGATTGGCGGATCACATGTCGGCGGAGGTTGGCGGCTTGCTCGGCTGTGGCTGCGTACGAGCATGCCGGGCAGCGGTAGAGGCGTTCGTGGTGGTGCCAGATCAGGTTTGCGTGGCCGCAGGCCGGACACAAGTGGTCCGAGGTTTCGGAGGCTGGTGCGCAGGCGTGTTGCCAACGAGCATGCACCTGCTCTAAAGCGGTGACATGCTGCGCCCATTGTGGGCCGTTGCGTGGCCCCCAATCCGCGCGAGCAGTCAGCCAGTCGTAGGGGCTGCCGTCACGCGGTTCGTCACGCCACCCTGTCGAGTAGGCGGCGTTCAGGATTGTTTCGAGGTCGGCTAGGTATCGGGTTTTAGCATATGTGGCGCGCTCGACCTGAGAGTCTGCCTGTGCGCCGGTGGTGTGGCCGTGCGTGTACCGGATCGCAGGCACCGTGATGTGGGAGGCGTCGTTCATGATGGGCTCCCATGTTTTGAGGTCGGCGAGGATGGTTGTCAGGTCGAGCACAGCCACTAGCAGTAGTCCTTTCTAGTCGTCGTCGTTGTCGTCGCTGGGGTTTGTTAGGTGCAGGCGTAGTAGGTCGTCGGCGAGTTCGCGGCGCAGCTCTTCGATCGCTTTGCGAGCTTCTCGCATGGCGTGCGCATAACCGGTGTTGTATAGGTCGTAACGTGAGCCGGGGCCTGCTGCTTTGTTGGCTAACGCGAAGTTGATGTCGCGTAACCGTGTGCGGGGCCAGTTCGAGCCCGCGAGTCAGGCCTCGTTGGTAGCCCTGCTTGCGGCCTTTCTGATAAGACTTGCTACTCATCGCCCGTCCTCCTGTTCCCACCAGCCATGTTTAGCGAGCGCTTCAACCATGACCGGCAAGTCGGTGAAGTCGTCGTTGCGGTACAGCTGCTCGAACGTGGCGAGGTCGTCGTCGAACATTTCGGTGACGGTGACGGTGACGCCGATGTAGCCCTCGTTGGCGCGTGCCGTGTACACGCGGAATGGGCCGTGGCGGCGCATCGAACCAGACTTGCCGTTGAGCCCGGCCACAATGTGGTTGACCAGAGCGATGATTTTCGGTTTGGGTGCATCCCATGTGGTGTTGCCGAGGGTGAAGTGGCCGGTGCCGTTTTCGTAGAGGGTGATGGCGAGATTGCCTTTGTGGGCGTGGACGCACCGAGGGGAACCTACAGGCTGCATGAGTTATCCTCCTGGTTGTTTTCCCACCAGCCGTGCCTGTTGATCCCGGCGGCAATGTCGAGCAGCGGTTCAAAATCGACGGTGGTATACAATCGGTGCAGGTCAAAGAAGAAGCCACCGTCGCGGAACTCGGACGCAGCCGCTATCACGTTGACGAGGAAGTCGCCTTTAGCGGATCCGTAGACTGTGAACGGGCCATGCTTTTGCGTCGTCGTAGCTTGGCCGGTTAGGCAGCGGACTACCTGATCGATGAATGCTTTGACGTGTTCTGTCGGTGCATGCCATTGCAGTCCGGGCATGTGCAGTGTTGCGACGGGGTCTTTGCGGGAGATCGTCAGTTCGATTCTGCCGCTTTGTATTTCGATGTAGCCGTCAGTGGTCGTGGTTTTGACCGGGTGGAATCCTGTGGTCATCGTTATCGTCCTTTCATTGGTTGTTGAGTTCGGTCTTCACAGCATCAATCAACGCTGCTTGAACGTTGTTTTTGTTGTTGAGTACGTTGAGGACTCGTTGATCGATCGTGTCCTGGGTGACAAGGTGGGTGATAGTGACAGGTCGGGTTTGACCTTGCCGGTACAGGCGGGCGTTCGTCTGCTGATACAACTCAAGGCTCCAGGTGAGTGAGTACCAGACGAGTAGGTGTCCGCCTTGCTGGAGGTTGAGTCCGTGCCCAGCGGACGCGGGGTGAATCAGGCCAAGCGGCACCGCACCCTCGTTCCATGCTTGGAAATCCTCGGCCGCATCCAGCAGCCGAGCCTGTGGGAAGCGTTGTTGGATGCGTTCGAGGTCGTGTTGATACCAATAAGCGACGAGCAGGGGTTGTCCGTTGGCTGCCTCGAGTAGGTCTTCGAGCCCGTCAAGCTTCGCGTTGTGAACCTCGGTCCACTCGTTTTCTGACGTGTAAAGAGCGCCGTTAGCGAGCTGCAGCAACTTGCCGGCAAGGGATGCCGCGTTGAGCGCGTCAATAGTGTCGCCGTCGAGGTCGGCGACCAGGTCACGCTTAAGCCGACTATAGAACGCCGCAGCCTTAGCAGGCATGACCACCCGGTGGTTGACGGTGAACAGGTCAGGCATGGACAGGTGATCGGCAGCAGACATGGACAGGGTGACGGGCCGGATCTTGTCATGGATTTGTTGTTCGGCTCCCTCAATGGGTTGCCAGTCGACTGGGCGGCCGTACACGTATTTGGTGGGCTGAAAATATTTTTCGCGGTAGGCGGTGATCCTTGTGCCGAAAATCGTAGGGTCGATGATCTTATATTGACCGAACAAGTCTAAGAGTCCGTTGGGCGTGGGTGTGCCAGTTAGGCCGATGATCCGTTTGATGTGTGGGCGGACGCGGGAGAGGGCTCGGCCGCGTTTGGATTGGGCGTTCTTAAAACTGGAGAGCTCGTCGATGACGACCGTGTCGTATGGCCAGTCTTTACCGTGGTGGGTGACGAGCCAAGGTAGGAGTTCACGATTAATGATGTGAATGTGAGTTTGCGTGCCGGCTTGTTGTGCGCGTTGGGCGGGGCTGCCTGCTAAGACGGTGTAGGTGAGGTCGGCGAGGTGATCCCACTTGCTGATTTCTTGTGGCCATGTGGATTGGGCGACTCGTTTCGGAGCGACGACGAGCACCCGGCGAGACAAGCAGGATGAGAGCAAGCCCTGCAAAGCAGTCAGCGTGATGACGGTTTTACCTAAGCCCATGTCGAGTAGGAGCACAGCAGCCGGGTGGGTGTAGAGGAATGTGATCGCGGTGCGTTGGTAGTCATGAGGCTTGTATTGCATTGAGTGCCTCCTGGATTTGGTTGGGGTGGTCGATGGTGAGGGCGGTGGCTCCGAGGGCGTGGAGTTGGTTGAGTCGGTGTTGTTGGATTGGGCGTGGTTTTTGGCCGGTGGTTTTGAGTTCGATGAAGCCGATCTTGTTTCCGGGGAGGATGATGAGGCGGTCTGGGACTCCGGCCGTGCCGGGGGATACGAGTTTCCAGCAGAGTCCGCCTTGGGCTTGGACGGTTTTGGTGAGGTGTTGTTCGAGTGTTTTTTCACGCATGGGCCACCTGCCCGGAAGCAGCACAGTACGGCAGTACGGATGTTTTTGAGTCGCGTTGCGTATATAGCGTTTTACGGTTTTTGTTTTTAGACATTTGGGATAGCTCTTCTGGATACTCATCACATATGTATTGAAAAGTATCCGTACATCCGTACTTTTGTTTTATGGAGTGGCTAGTTAGAGCGGAAAAGTGGCAGTACGGATCAAGTTTTTTATCTGTACTGATCCGTACTATCCGTACTGACTTGTCCACAGAATCCTGTGGAAAAGTACGGATCAGTACGGATGTAGTACGGATGTTGAGTGCTGATCCGTACTCGGTTAAATCAGTCATTTAGCGCTCCTTCCAAGGCGTCGTCAGGCAACGACAAACCAACGTAGAAGCGGATGCTGTTCGAGACTTTGACGTCGAGTCCTTCTTTGCGCATGCGACGACCGAACGCGATCGCATTAACCGGGTCGTATCCGTTGGCTTCACACCACCGCTCATAAGCAGCACGCACCCTCGGCACCGGCACCTGAAACAAATCCTGATTAACCTCATGGATCGTGCACACTTCCGATACGAACTGGCGGACTGTGTTTTGGTCGGCTTCGTATTCGGAGGTGGCTATTCGGACGGATTCTGGTTCGCGTAGTCCGTCGTTGAGGTAGTCGAGGGTGCCTTGGATGAGCCAGGCGAGGATGCCGGGGGCTTCGTCCATGAGTGCTTGTTCTAGGTAGGGGTCGCGGTCGCGTTTAGGGACTGTGTACAGGAATGGGATGAGTCGCATGCGTCTCCACAACGCTGGGCTGCCGCCGCCACGGGTCTCTAACGTGTTGTTGGTGAGGACGGCTAGCGTATGAGTCGGCTTGAAGGTGAAGAAGTCGCGTCCCATGAACCTTGCGGTGATGTTGTCGCCGCCGGTGAGTTCTTTGGCTTTGGCTTCAGCAATGCGTTGGCCTTCTTCGAGTTCGGAGATGACGGCTAGGCGGACGCCGGATAGGGCGGCGATTTCGGTGGGGTGCCGGTTTGCGACTGTGAGGATTTCGGCAGGGCTTGTGGTTGAGTAGCCGGTTTGGCCGATGCCGAGAATATGCTGGACCACATTAAGTAGCGTGGTTTTGCCGTTGGCTCCGGTTCCGTAGAAGAAGGGTAGGAGTTGTTCTTTGGTTTCGCCGATGATGGCTTGGCCGAGGAAGCGTTGGATGTAGGTGACGAGGTGGGTGTCGCCCATGAAGATCTCATCAATGAACTGGTTCCACCTGGGGGTTGGTTGTTGCCAGTTGGGTTCGACGGTGGTGGAGCGTAGGCAGAGGATCGCAGGATCTGGTGGTGTGTGTTGGCCTGTGTGGAGGTTGATGGTTCCTTTGGGTGTGTTTAACGTGTAGGGGTCTGCGTCGAATTGGGTGATGTGGGAGTAGATTCCTTTGGTGTTGCGGGCAAGCGATAACATGTTGCGGATGGCGTTGGCGGATAGGGAGCGGCGGCGGTGGGTTTCGTCGGCTTTGTCGTCGGTGGGGAGGTTGCGGGCGAGGGTGCGTGCTGCTTCGATGGCGGCTGCGTTGCCGCCTTCGATGTCCCATTTGGATCCGTCCCAGTGTGCCCACGTGTTGCGTTCTTCGATGTATTTGAATTCGTGTTTGTAGGTGTCGGTGAAGCGGAGGGCGTTGCCGTCGTCGGTACGCGTGTACACGTCTGGCTCGACGATGGTGAGCGTGGGCGGCGTCGTGGGTGTCGTGGCTGCGGGTTGAGGTGCAGCATCAGGCGCAGCGACACTGTCAGTCTCAGTCTCAGTGTGAGTGTCAGTCTGAGTCTCAGTCTGGGTTTCTGTGGTTTTGCGGGTGATCCACGCATCCAACCCGGTCGTGTCCCGCACGTGCTCAGCCTGCCGCCCATAACCCTTACCGTGCAGGTGTTTAGCCGCTGCCGAGTGGTCACCACCATGCTCTAACAGCGCGTAGGCGCCGAATTTCGTATAGGGCACCTCAGCCTCGAACATGGTGCTTGTGGTCCAGGCATAGAGTCGGTCGCGGTCGGCTGCGCGGCCGGTCGACGCGCTGATCCCATGCTTCTTGCCAGGACGCCGCCAGTAGGTCTCGCTGCCGCGTTGAGCGACTGGTGTCCATCCGTGTGGGGTGAGGATGTCTTCCCACGTGTGTGCAGCTTCAAAGGCGTCGCCGGGGCTAATCCCGGCGTGCGGATCAACCTCAGACAGCGCGCTCACAGGCCTTGGCCGGGCTGGTTCGCGTTGTGGGGTCTGGTCGAGCGTACGAAACACGGCCAGGACGTCGTCGAGCTCGTCGACCGTGAACGTCCCAGCGGTCTCTGGACCACCCTGTAAGACCGTCCAGGCGCCTTTCCCAGAATGATGGAACTTGGCTCCGTCGAGGGGTGCGACGACGCTGTAGCCGCCGTTCTCGCGCGTCTCAGCCAACACTTTGCCGTCAGCGGTGCGGGCGAGCTTCCGGTTACCATGCGTGTTGTCTGGGACGTAGATGTACCAGTGGTGGCCGCCAGACGGCGTGGTTTCCCACCAACCAAACAAGCGCCGCCATAGGTGTTCGAGCCCGGAGTCTTGAGCAAGCTGGGTTAGTTCGGCAAGATGAGATGCTGCGTTGCCTTCGAGTTCGATCATCATGAGCCCGTTGGACGTGGCGCCCATAGCGACGGCGATCCCGTAGTCACCACTGTGGAACCATTGGTCGACTTGAGCAGTGGTTAAGTGCTGGGTTTGGAGTTGTTTCCAGTTGATAGCGGGGCGTTTGTCGCCGCGTTCTGGGTGGTGGGCGTGGATGGGGAGGATGGCGAGCCCGTAGGAGTGTAAGTGTAGTGCGCGGTCGTGGATCGGGCTGGTCATACGGTGTCCTCTTTTTTTCGTCGTCGTTGGTTGTTGTTTTGTCCTGTGCCGGGGAGTTGCACCCCGGTGGTTGCGCTGGTTCGCTTCACAGGCACCCCCCCGTAGGGGTGGGGGTTATTGTTGGCCGCGGAGGGCTTGGATGACGGCCGGGTCGAGGTTGGTGGCCATGGCGATCGATTGGTTGTCGAGGCCTTGGGCGATGAGTTGGCGGGCGGTGTCTGCTGGAGTAGCCGCCGCCGCGGGTGCAGCCGCTACAGGTGCAGCGGGTGTGGGTGGGGCTACCGTGGCTGGTGCCACTGGCGCAGCAGGAGCCGCAGGAGCCGCAGGCGCAGCAGGCGCTGGCGTGGGTTCTGCCAGAGCGCCAGCCACGTTCGCACGCGGAACAATCCGATACTCATAGAGCTTCGTCGCGTTAAACCGAGGGTTCTTCTCGTTCGGCTTCTCACCAGTAAATGTCACTGAGAACTGGTTACCGGCGGCTAGGGCGGCGTCGGCGTCCAATCCGGTGTCCTTGATGGCTTTCATCAGCGCGGTGCGTTGTTCGCCCCATACTTTGATGTAGATGTTGCCGAGCTCGTCATCACCCTCAGCAGTCTTGCTGCCGGTGTTGACGGTGACGACGATCTGCATTTTCGGCTTGCCGTCGTCCCAGAAGTCAGGCTTGCCAGTTGTATAGTCGTTGGCCTGGCGGACTTCGGTGGCGGTGATTATGCCGCCGAGGGTTTCGCCGATGGTTTCGGGTTTGAGTGTGATCCCGTCTGGTGCGAGCACGTCGTTGAGTGTCAGAGACATAATTAGTTTCCTTTCAATTAATTGGTTGGGTTAGAACAAGGTCGGATGGAAGTAGCCGTCGTTGTGGCGTAGCGTGTGGAATCCGCGCGGGTAGTCAGGCAGCTTGCTGGCCAGCTTGGTAGAGATCAACGCTTCTCCGGAGTGGTCTGTTCTTTCAGCATCAACAGTGATTGTCAACGTGAGCGTGCCTTTGCCTCCGGTTTGGTCACAGCGTGACAGCAGTTTCCGTAGTTCGCCGCTGGCATCCCGGTTAAGTGCACCGTCGTTGAGCAGCGCGATGAAATGAGCGAATGGGTTAGAGTATCGAGGGAGTTCACCGGCATCGATGGAGGCAACTTCGCTGCTGGTGTCCTCGTTGAGGACTTCGTTCAAAGTAGAAGACATAGTCTTGGTTCCTTTCATTTGATGTTGAGGACGGAGCCCAGGCTGGTCTGCCCATTGGCGTCCATGTGATAATCGGGGTATTTCGCGCAGTCGTAACAACCGGCCGCGCGGTCAAGACCACTAATCCACTTGCCGACCTGATCGCTACTGATCGTGGCTAGGGCGTCGATTTGGCGTTGGAAGTGGTTCGCACGTGCCAACGCCTTGTCGGCAATATCTGGGTTGTATTCGGCGATCCACCAATATCCTTCGTTGAGGGTTGGTTTTTGGCGGGGCATGAAATACACGGCCACATGCGACACGTCATAGCCTGCGTTCTCCCAACCGCGTGCGTACAAGTGTGCTTGCACCTCGTACTGCTTGCCGGGGTGCTCGGCGCTTCGCACCTTATCGAGCGTCCGGTTGCCAACAATCTTCCAGTCCACGGTCATCCCCGTGCTCGTTGCGCCTAACTGGTCGGGTAGGAACAGGTCGGTGGATCCGGTGATGGTCTGGCTGCCGATTTGGCCGACCGTGACCCGCTGCTCAACCAAACACAACGGCTTATCGCCTTTAGCGACGATCTCGTCGTTAGCCTGTGTGAAGAGTCGCTCGAGGGTGGCGTGGACGGCGGTGCCGATGAACGGCAGCCATGCTGGTACGGGTTCGTGTTTGTCCCACCCGGCCAGCCGCGCCGCCAAACAATGATCGCAGTCCATCCCAATCTCCGACGGTCCGATCCTTTTTTGCAGGGATCGGGGTTGGTTGGTGATTTCGTGTTCGATCATGGTTTTGAGCATGCCCATCACCGACTCCTGGACACTGAGGTCAGGTTGGGCGACCGGTTGCATGACGGGTAGTGTTTGGGCGGTCACTTATTGGCCTCCTCGTAGTGGGAGTACAGCAGGCGGATCGGAAACACGTGTTTGGGCAGCGGGTGGTCTAGCCACACTGAACCTGTGGTGCGCCAGAAGAAGAGCCGCTCATCATTGAAGTGGGTGACGTGAAAGATCGCCGCTTCACCATTGCACATGCGGATGATGTCACCCGGGTGCAGGCGGGCGTCGTCGAGGTAGTCAGGGCTTATGTACTCAAAGGTCATCGGATGGTCACCGTGGCCTCGGCCCGGAACTCATCCTGCACATTCTCCGGAACCGCCTTACGATTCAGCTCGGTCACGGTCTGGTACAGGTGCGGGTTGTTTTCTTGCGGGTAGGTGCGGGCGATTTTCGCCCAGTTGACGCGGCCACGCGTATACACCACTTTGTGACCGGCCACTTCCCCGCCATCAGGCAACGCGGCTGCTAGCAGCGTTTTGGTTTGTTCCATTTGTTCGGTGATCGTCTCCCGCTGCACTTTGAGTGCCTGGTAGGTGTTCATGAGTTCTTCTGTGGTGGTCATTTCTTGTTTTCTTTCTGTTTGAGTTGGGCTATTGCGGACGTTAAGTGGATGCGTACACGGTCTAAGTCGACCGGGTCTTGGCCTAGGAGTGTGAGTGCGGTTTCGCAGTGAAACAACGGCAGTCTGTGCGGGCTAGTCATGGTCGCGCTCGTCGGTGAAGCCAAGGTCGGAGACGTCGTTGACCTTGTCGAGGTCGTCGCACGCGTCTTTGACTAGCCACGCCTTGACGCTCGCGTCGAGCATGTCGATGGCTGCGGATAGGTTTTTGCGTTCTCGGTTGACCATGCTGCGGAGCAAGTCCATGTCGTCGTCGGTGATCGTGGACGCGGTCAGGTCGTCGAGCCGGTTGCCAATGTAGTCGTAGGCGATGTTTGCGTCGACGACTGCGTTTGAGGCGAGTCGGAATGCTTCACCGGGGGTGAGCGGGTCTTTGTGGCTGGTCATCGTCAAGGGTTTCCTTTCTAAATGTGGGGTTTCAGATCATCGACAGCGACCTCGAAGTCATCGATGGTTGCTTCGAGGAGCCGTTTTTTGACGGCGAGGGAGAGCTCTACGGCTGCCATCTCGGCAGCGGTCAACTCGATTTCTCCTCTGTTGTGGGCGGCGAGTGTCTCTTCAGGCGTCATTTCAGTCTCCTTTCTTGTTGTGGCGTCGAGCATGCTGGCGTGCATACGACGACTTCGGGTCGTAACAGGCGAACACTACGTATTGGCGGGGGTCTTCACAGGTGAGTTGGATTGAGGTGGTGATCCCGTGGGTGGCGCAGTAGGCGCGTAGCGAGTTTGGTTCTTGGCGGCTGTCGGGCTGCCACGCATCTGCTAGCAACGCCCACCTGCCTGGGTTCCGGTACAGGCTGCGCATCAGCTCGCGCGGAACCATCTGGTTAAACTGCGACCTTGCCTTAAAAGGGTGGAAGTTTTCGGGCATCCACTTCATGGCTGGTTCACCTTCGCTTCAAGCCTGGCGAACCGCTTCTGATAGTAGGCGCGACGTTCCTGCTCAGCCTTGGCTCGGTAGTAATCAAGCCGCTCATAGTGTGCTCGTTCGGCGTCTGCTGCGTCCTGGTCGAGGACGTGGATCGCGTACAAGACGCCGACGAGGGGAACAAGGCAGATGGCCAGCGCTGGCCAGCTAGCGTATTCCCAGGCGCGGCCTGCGACGAATGTCCAGCCGAAAGCGACGGCGATGAGCAGGTTTCTGGCAATCGTGTTCATGAGTGGGACTCCTTTTTTGTGTTGACGTATTCGGCGGGTACGTAGGGGGTGCCGTACACGGTTTTGTGGGGGATGGTGCCTGCGCGGATTTCGGCGTGCACATCTTCGAGTGGCATGCCGAGCAAGTGGGCCACTGTTGCGGGGTGGTAGTGGTCGGCGATTTCTTCAACGAAAGTGATTTTCATTGCGGGGTTTTCCTTTCTCGGGTTTTTCGGCGGCGGGCTGCCCGTTCGTCGGGGGTTTCTCCGCCATACATGCCATGCAGCGTCCCGGTTTGGAATTTTTCGGCACGGTCCGCATACTGTTGGCACTCTTGGACTACGGGGCAGGTGCTGCAGATTTGGCGGGCTTCAACATAGGTGTCGCCTTTGTATTGGGGGAAGAAAATTTCTGGGTCTGTTTGCGTGCACACGGCCCGGTTGATCCAGTGGTCACGCTCTAGCCGGGGCGCGTGTGGGTGTAGGTCGGCGTTGATGCTCATCGTTGGTCTCCCACCTCTAGGTAGTTGGCTGGGATGCGGATGAGGCGGCCGATTTTCTTGTGTGGGATTTCTTTGCGTGCTACGGCTTCGTAGATGCGGTTGACGGGGATGTTGAGCGTGTCGGCGACCTGGCGTGGGGACAGCCAGCGGGTGGTTGACGTGCGGGTTCGCATGGCTAGTTCACCTCGCTGGTGGGGATGAGGTCACCGATTGTGACCGCACGCTTGGCATACATCAACTCCGACAACCGGCCAATCGTGTCCAAGTCAGCATGGAACGACGCAACCGCAGCATCCTTATGCTGACGACGAGCCTCCAACCACAGTTGGGCGTCGGCCAACGTCCAAAACCGCAGTGTCTTATCCACCCCAGCAGGGTCACCAGTCGGCAACGCAATCGTCGAGATGGCTTCCACATCCAACTGGGCATCATCACCAGTGAGGTTGTCAATGATCCGCGTGAAGTTCGTACGAACCAGGTTCTTACGCTTTTCACGCAGGCGGGGCAGCTGGGCGGCCACCAGGTTGTCAGCTTCCGCTTCAAGGTCGCGTGGGGCGTGTTCGAGGCGTTGTTTGACTTGGGCTTTCAAATAGGCGCGCGTGTCAGCCGTGGTCACCCCGTGAGGATGGCGGGCGACGTGAGCGTCATACAGGGCGGTGATGTTGATGGTCATTGTAGGTGCTCCTTTAAGCGGGTTAGGTAGTCGATAGCGGTGTTGATGAGTGGGATGGTTAGGTGTTCGTGGGGGTCCATGAGTCGGTGTTCGTGGGGGTAGACCTTGGTGTAGATGGTGGTTGCGTAGTCGGCTCCTCCTTGGAAGGTGGTTAGGGCGGTGTGGATGGCTCGCATGGTGGTGCGGTAGGAGTGGTCGAGTTGTTGTTGTTCTTCGCGTTGTTTGCGGGTTGCCTCGGTCCAAGCGGCGTGGGCGGTGGGGATGGTCATTTCACCTGAGTCGATGTAGGCCAAGAACTGGGTGGCCGCTGCTTCCGTGAGCTCGTTGAGGAGGCGGGTTTGGCGTTCGGCTTCGGCTTGTTCGGCTTCGCGTTGGGCGCGGGCTTGGTTGCGTGCCGCGATTTTCGCAGCTTCGGCGGATTGTTTGGCTTGGTTGGCTTCGCGGTAGGCGGCGTCGAGGGCGAGTGTGCCGGTGATGATGTTGTTGGCGAGGTGGGGTGTGTAGTCGAGAACCACACCAGCCTCGGTGAGGCGTTGACGCCACTGGCTGCTATTACCGGATCCGGTAATATCGATTGATCCGCGTGTCCAACGTCCGTTACGACGACGCCCATCCTCAGCCAGCACGAGCGCGGTGGCCATTGCCCTAGCACCGGTCGACATGTGCCTGCGTGACGTGTTGCAGTCGATCACGTACTCGGCTAGGTCCTCGCCGTCGTAGACGACGTAGTCTGGTTGGACGCCTGCCAGTTCGCACGCCCGGTAGCGGTTGCGTCCGTCGAGGATGCGTCCTTCGCGGTCGGTGACGATGGGTTGGCGTAGTCCGTTCGCGCGGATCGACTCAGCCAGCTCGGCTAGTTCGTCGTCTGGGAGCATTGGGTATTTGTCTGCGTACGGGTGGGTCCTCATGCCGACACCTCCCGCCGCCCATGATTGGCGCTTGGTCGAACAGTAGACACCTCCGGCAAAAAAGAGCGTCGACGGGGACGTCGAGGGTTTTGGCGATTCCCTTTGCGACGTCGACGCCAGTGTGAGTATTTCGGCCGGAGGCGAGGTGTCCGATCAGGGACTTTGAGCAGCCTACGCGGGAAGCGAGTTCCGCGTAGCTCATCCCTCGGAAGCGCAGGAACTGCTTTAGCGCTTCAGGCGATATGAGTTTCACTGAGAACCTCCAGTTGTATCTCTTCATCTCTTACTCCTTAGCGTAGACTTTTGTTTACCGCTTTCGCAAGCAGTATACGCCAACGTCTACAGGGTTGCAACTGCTTTTTGGCGAAACTTCGACGTTTTAGCGAATTACATTGCCGTAGTTTGTATACGGCTCGTCTACAATTGCCGTAGACAAACGGCTATAGGCGGGCGAGGATTCAAGTATGAGTAGCACATTCCCAGAACCGTGGAAGACCCTGGCAGACAGAGTAGGCATTACCTCCTACGGGCAGCTGGCTGAAAGGTCGGGGCTTTCTCGGCCGACTGTTTACTCTGCGGTTTCTGGGCGCAGCGCGCGGCCGCAGCTCAAGACTCTTGCGGGGCTCGCAGAGGCGTTTCGCATCTCGACTGAAGAGCTTTTGGATATTCTGGGCCGTCCAGCCCGAGAGGAAGTTGAGGAGTATAGGCCTCCGGAAGAGGCTGCGCTGCTTACTAGGCGTGAGCGTGAGGCTGTTGATGAAATCATCCGCCTCCTCATCAAAGCCCGCCAACAAAACACCACCAATGATGTTGACGCCTACCTCACCGAAGCCGACGCCAAACGCACCCTATTCGAAGCCCACGAGTGGGATATGGCAGCACGCCACAAAAACGAGAACAGCGGACAGTAAGAAAACGGAACAATGACGACTAAACCAAAAACTAAAAAGGCCTACTTCAGGAAACTAACTTCCCTAGCGCCAGGCGAGAAACTCGCCAATTACCCATCCATCCACTCCGGCCTTGCAAACAAGTTTGAACAATGGGCCAAACTTCCAGCAGACCAACAGCACGTAAAAGTCAACGGGGTCGACATGTACTGCTCAGCAGACCACGCCACCGAATACCCCACAGTCACCATCTTCAAACCAATGAGCGACGACTTCATTACTCGCTACAACCGATCAAACGGCGAAATATCAGAACTATTCACCCCCGACGACGACCCCGACGAAGTGCTAGCCCACGCGAGCGTGTTCGCCGTCGACGGCCCAACCGGCATCATCGCCATGATACGTAGCAGCCAGTCAGCACCCTCAGCTAACGCGCTAGAGGTGTTTTTAGACGAAGCCGCCACGCTACCAGTCGAACAAGGCGTCCAACGCCGATGGGGCAGTGAAGCAGTCATCGAAAGATCTTCAATTAAAGACTTCGATAACTACTCTGGCGGCGTCACCGAAGCAACGCTACGGTTCCCTACACGACACGATTTGTTCAACACACAGTTGCAGTCCGGGCTGGTCGCTGCAATGGAAGCCTACGCCAACACCATCGGAGGGGATCTAGAAATCACCATCACCGCAAAGCTCACGCACACGGGCAAACAATCTAAAGAAACTCGGCGTAGATTCCTCCGGAATCTACGGCACGATGTGCCGCCTGTAGTGCGTAGCGGTTCGAAGTTCTCTGTCAAACTCTTTGGCGACGATGGCACACAGCAGGTTATGAACCTAATAGAAGAACGTCTATCTGTTGAGGTTGATATTTCGATTGACCCGAATGGAGCGCAAGGGTTGCAGCAGTTGCAGGCGAATGTAGTCTCGTGTTTGTCGGACAATCTCGATAGGATAAAAAAGCTATACGGATAGCCAGAGGGGAGGTAGCACGATGCGGCTTTTAGATAGGTTGCTTGATCGTCCGCGCTTGGATTTCGCGCTGGCTGTGGCCGTCGGCGTGCTCGCCGGTATTTTCCTTTCTCCTGTGGTTGACCGTGCTCTCGGTTCCCAGCTTTATGGTGCGATTGCGACGGTCTCATCAATTGTTTTGGGGTTCTCGGCCGTTGTTCGTAACCGGTTCTTGGCGGCCGCGTCAACGAAACTGGGTGAAATCTATCAACTGCATGCGCCGACGCTACGTAGGAATATCAAGTATGTGATGGTGTACTGCGCTTCAGCCGCAATCTTGGCGCTTGCATTGTTCTTTGTGCCCGATTCATTTTCTCGAATCTTGACTGGCGCTTCGGCTGGGATGGTGGCTTTAATTGCCTTTAGCTTGGTTAGGCTTATCGTTCTGTACGAAGTAGCTGATCGTGGGGAGGATATTGCGTTGAATTCTCCTCGAGAACATGTTGTGCATTTCTAGCGCCGGGGTCGGGTTTATTTCGTTGGCTGACCGCAGACAATAGAACGGTCGGATGTCCTAGCTCGTTTTGAGCACGCACACCATTTGGGCGACTATTTGGACATCCGACCTTGGTTATGTCTCAATCCTAGCCTTTTCGCGGCCTTGCATCTATAAGGGACTGCGTTCTAGCGCCTATAGGCGGCTAGTTTTTTCTGTCGGAGGTGGCTTTTAGGCTCTAGCACGTGAGTATTGATGAACTAGTGGCTGCCTGTGCTGCCATTGGTGTGCATGTGGTGTTTTTACCTGTCGGCGTGGCTGGCGGCTACGTGCACGACATCAGGTTGATCGTGGTTGATTCTGGCCTGCCAGCAGTGGAGCAGCGGGCCGTGTTGGCCCATGAGTATGTGCACGCGTTGCACGGCCACGACGGCGTCCAAGATGAGACTGTGGAATCCTCGGTGGATCGTGAGGCCGCCCAGCTGTTGATCTCGCCTGTGGAGTATGCGGCTGCCGAGCGGCTGTTTGGGGTGAATGTGGTGGCGATTGCTGATGAGTTGGGCGTACCAATGTGGGTGGTGGCGGCTTATCGAGAGTGGTTGGCTGAGCGTGGTGTTTGTGGTCTAGTCCACACCCATGAGTTTAGTCCACCACTTGACTGGTGTTGTCTGGTGGACTAAACTTATAGATGTCAACAAGAAAGGAGGTGCAACATGATAGACAGCCTAGGAAACCTCTTCGCCGGGCTTGGAGTCTTCATCGGTAGCCTTGCCGCACTGATCAAAGTCCTCAAGCCCAAGAAGAGGAAAAAGAAGAAATAGCAACTTCTTCTAGGAAGACCCCGGAACCCCTCCGGGGATCTTCCCCTAGACTCTATCACAGCGCCATGAACAAAGACACAACACTTATCGCCACCGCAATCACAGTTGGCCTAGCCACGCTTGCCTGCAACTTCACGCCCGCAGTCACGCTCGCCTTAGGCCTCGTCAGCCTCACAGCAGCCCTCTGCGCAATCCAGCGCGCCACAGGGAGGAACCAATGACCACCCACTACCTATCCCTGCACGGCTTCGCAGCGCGAATAGGAATCGCCTACTCGACCATTCGAAACTATCAACGCCAAAAGCGCTTACCCGCACCCGATGCGATCATCGGCGAAGGCAACGCCACCACCCACGGCTGGCTACCCGAAACCGTCGACCACTGGCAAGCCAACAGGCCAGGACGCGGAGCCAGAACAGACCTCAAAAACAGGAGCTAAGCAGCCCATGTTCTGGCCGTTCGCGCCGGGTGCGAGGGGTACTTTTCTAGCCCACGCGTTGGCGCAGTGCGGAAAGGTGGGCGTGTTTTAGTTTCCCTCCATCTCCGCTCTGTGATGTCTCGCGACATCGTTCCGGTGTCGCGAGACATTTTTTGTTGTTTTTGGCGCGAGATACCTCGCCAGTTCCGCGTAAGACATGACCTAGCGTAATCTCATTGGTGAAAAGCAGGAAATCGGCCCTTTTCTCACCTGCTATGCGAAGGGCGCCGAGTACGAGCCCCGGCACCGGGTCTCTTCCGACTGAGGCCGGGAATCTTAGGCGCACTTCTGAGGTGCGCTAAGCCCCTAAGGGCCAAAACCCACGAGAAAGCAGTGGGACGAACTTGTAGCGCTATCGGCTACGCTGTGCGTTCTTCTCTCGGTGTTTGGCGATCCAGCCGAGCGTCCGCTCAGTCAAATCCGGATCCCAACCACCACGCACCTCAGCCTCGGTAATATCAAGAAGCTCTATCGGCACCTCAATGTCTTCGAGGAACATTCCCTGAAGAAACGCATCGAGCTCGATTCCCGGCTCTGCACCATTCCTCCCACTGGCAACGAAAGCTTTCGCCGTGGAACTCAGAAGCGGAAAATACGGAGCATACAGTTCTAGCAGGCCTTTACTGCCTAACGCCTTTGGCATCAAAACCACTCCGTTCTCCAATTCTTGACTATTTAACTTTAGCTCTACTGGCATGCGTTCAGATAAACGTCGATTTCACAGACCAGCGCAAGAAGCCCGCCGCAACTAAACTATCGGCACCGCTAGGTGCGTGCGAAGGCCCGCACGCTTTCAAGATCGGGCAACGTCTCAAATTGTTCATCAGACGGCGGCCGATAACCTAGCTGTTCCTTCACGAACTCCTGAATCTCCTCAGGCGGAACAGCCGTTAAATAACAGGCTGTTATCGGAAAAGGGCCTGGGCCGTCATCAAAATAGTTCGTCGGCTTCGTAAGTGGGAACTGCTCGAGCACCTCACGCACCTCCTCCAACGAAAAACCTTCGAAGAACAAAGCAATATTCCGGTTACGCAACTCATCGCCCATTAACCCAAAACACCACCTTCACAGACGGACTCATCCCGATGACAACACGGTGTCCGCATCCATATCGTAGAGTAGACACCCACCGCTACTGTTATGCACCTGATCGTCCTTTGAAAAAGTCAGCCCAAAACGGGCGCTCTTTCTTAACGATTTCGATTTGCTCAGCACTGAAATTATGCGGGTAATCAGCGAATAGATTGAGAACTGTTTTCTTATCAAACGTCACGAGGTGAACACCTCGTGGCGAGTTACCATCTTCGTCAATCTCGGTCACATCCCATATGCGAGCACCGAGAATATTATCTTCCTCAGCTATGAACTGGTTACTTTTCATACCCGGCAACTCCTTTCAGCTGTTCTCCTGGCAGAGTGTTGAAGTACGGCATCAACGCCTGGAATTCCTCAGACTGCGCAAGCTCCCCAATTTCCATTAAACCAGCTTTTGATCGATACGCATACCTAAAATGGTCTTCGAACGTTGAACTCTAAATCGCGTCCGCAAAGCTGACATGCGAAGTGGTCGCCGACCATTTTCAGATGGAGATTGGGGTTACCCCAAAGTGTGGACATTTAGCGCACTTCCTTAATTCTTGTTAACCCCGCCTCGACTCTAAGCGTTAAGTGGGGGTATACTTTAGCTGTGACGAAGCCAATGAAACGCAGAGACGCGATCAAACTCCTCAAGAAAGCAGGGTTCACATCGCGCCAAGGCAAAGGCGACCACGAAATCTGGCGCAACGGTTCCGTCACAGTCACAATCACCCAATCCCGCGAGCTGTCACCAAAGGTCACACGTGACCTACTCAACGCCATCGAAAGGAGCAGCAAATGACCACCATTAATGTCACCGCATCGCGCTGGAGCGGCGGCTGGGAACTCGAAATCAGCCCCACCGATCACACCCAAGTCCGCCACCTGTCCAACGCACGCCAACAAGTCATCGATTACCTCGACACCATGTACGACGACGTCGACCACACCGGCTGGACCATCAACATCATTCCCGACATTGGAGAACTGGCCGAGAGCCTGACCCAAGCACGCGCCGCCACCGAAGCAGCCGCCAAAGCCCAAGAACAAGCCGCAGCCCAAACCCGTGCCACAGTCCGCTCCCTGCTCGATGCTGGATACACCCAAGCAGACACGGCAGCACTCATGGGCGTCTCCCGTGCCCGCATCTCCCAACTCGCCAAGGCATAACATCGATCTGCCGACATGGATCAACGCTACAGCTGCACTCGTCTCGTGAGGTTAGCCTCGGGTTGTGGATAGTCGCCACGGCAGAATCGCGCATTTTAAAGGCATTCTAAACGTCGCCTATATTGGCAAGCTGAACTCCGCAACCGCGTTTCAAGACGATTCGTCTCGGTCGTGTCGGGACTGCATGGCCTGAAACTCTTGGCTTCATCCCGCCACCGATCGACCATACGCCTCGGCTGCGAATTGAACACCCTGAAAACATCCGAAGCAAGTAGCGCTCTTTCTTCGTTTGAAACGCCTACCACTTGTTTTAACGCAATATCGACATGTTCCATGCAGTATGCCTTGCTCAGCGAGCGAGGTGTAAGCGATTCGTAGTACTCACGACTACGAAGAACATATTTGTCTGCCTCACGGATATACTGCACCGGCTTATCCAACGTTCATCACCAACTACGCAACAGTGCACGTCATCGCGCAGTTGAAAAAGACGCGGAAACGTGACGTTCTCATAAACGATTAGTCTGGCGAACAATGTCATGTCAGATCCTCCCACCGCACACTCATTTCGCCGACGCTAGGTGCGCGTAAAGGCCCGCACACTTTCAAGATCAGGATACGTATCAAAATCGTCATCAGACGGCGGCCGATAACCAAGCCGTTCTTTCACAAACTCCTGAATCTCCTCAGGCGGAACAGCCGTTGAATAACCGACCATAATCGGAAAAGGGCCTTCCTCCTCGTCGAAATAGTCCGTCGGCTTTGTGCGGGGAAACTGTTCGAGCACCTCACGCACCTCGTCCAACGAAAAGCCCTCGAAAAATAATTCAAACTGTCGATTTGGAAGCTCATCGCTCATGAACCCAAAACACCACCTTCCCAGACCGACCCAGCCCGACGACAACACGGTTGCCATGCCCATATCGTAGAGGGGATACACACCGCTACTAAGTGCGTGTGAAGGCGCGCACATCAT